TATCAGGCAAAGGCGTTCCAAGCGTTTCTCATTAAGCTGAAGGGTCAGTCTGGAACATTTGATTTTGGCAACCCACTTCACAACGAATCATTCTCTGTCGAGGTGGAGTCAAACGGCTCCGTCAGAGATGAGACATTGACGTGTTCTGGCGATGCCGTACCAGCGGGAAATTACTTTCAAGTTGGAGATCGTTTGCACATCATCACGGATGACTTCGCTGGCGCAACATCACCAGCCACGGCGACGTTGAATTTCCAGCCACCCTTGCGGGCCACTGTTTTGGATGGGGTGACATTAGACTTTACCCTGCCGACAACAGAATGGCGGATGACCAGCAACGACATCGGCTGGAGCATTGACAAAGCTGGCCTGTATTCATTCACCTTTGCCTGTGTTGAGGCTCTATGACACGGACGCTCACAACGGAAATGCAAGCGGTGGCCACGGCTGAAGTGGTTCGCCCGTTCTATCTTCTTGATTTGGAATTTGATTCTGGCGACCTCTATCTATGGACAGGGCTTGGGGATCTGACTGTTGACGGAAACACTTACACAGGTGTGGGCACAATCCTTGGCATCCAGCCTATAGAAGAAAGTTCAGAGCTTTCAGCCAATGGCGCCTCGTTTACCCTCAGCGGCGTTCAGCAGGCTTTGCTGGCTTTGGCTCGTGACGAGGATTACCAAGGGCGACCCGTAACCCTCAAGCTTGGTGCGTTTGACGATAATGGAGATGTGATCTCTGATCCCGTTATTATCTTCAGCGGGTTTATGGATGTTATGTCTATTGAGGATGGTGGCGAAACAGGCAACATCAGTTTGAGCGCAGAGAACAAATTGATTTCTTTTGAACGCGCCAGCATCAGGCGTTACACGGACAAGGATCAACAATTGTTTCACCCCGGCGACAAAGGCTTTGAATTTGTAACCAGCGTTCAAGAAAAGGATCTGCTCTGGGGGCGCAAAGGATGAGCGTTGTATTCCGCAGGGCCTCACTGGCAGAAGCCAAGAAAGACATCTTACCTCTGCTTCAGATGGAGTGGGAAGAGGCGGGTCTGGAGTTTGGATTTGGAATAGATCCAGATTGGAAACAGTATGTGTCGATGGAAGACAGCGGGATGTTGTACGTTTTCACGGCGCGTGACGAGGGAAAGCTGGTCGGTTATATTGTGTTCTTAATGACACCTTCACTGCACCACCGTGGTTTGAAAAACGCGACTATGGATCTTTTCTATATACTGCCTGAATATAGGAAAGGTCTGCTGGCGATCAAGTTGCTGAAGTTTGCGGAAGGCCACCTTCGTCATGACTTTTGCAAAATGATTCTGCTGAGTTGCTTTGACGGAAGCCGTGTCGGTGATCTTTATGATAGACTTGGCTATCGTGCCATTGAAACAAGTTTCGTAAAGGTGATCTAAGATGGCTGTAGCGGCAACGGCATTTTTGGTAGCGGCAGTAGGAACGGCCATCACAGGCGGCACAGTTCTTGGCTTCACAGGAATTACTGCAATCCTTATTTCTGGTGCTGTTGCTGGCGGTCTTTCATTCATTACTCGCGCACTCACTCCCAAACCAAAGATCCCGTCGTTTAGTGGCGGCGCTGAGTCGGGTCGAACGCTCAACGTCAGAGAGCCAGCCGTAAGCCGCAAGATCATCTACGGCCGCACACGCGTTGGCGGTGCTATTGTATTCATGGAATCGACGGGCAACAAAAACGAATTTTTGCACATCGTGATTGCCGTGGCTGGTCACGAGATTGACGGTTATGAAAAAGTATTCTTCAACGATGAACTTGTCTGGGACAACGGAACTTTCCAAGAGAATTACGCTGACTTTGTAAGGCTTAACTTTGCCACGGGCAATCAGACCACGGCTGATTCTGACCTTGTATCGGAATCATCAAGCTGGACTGCCGATCACAAACTTCTGGGTACTGCCTACATCTACGCAAGACTTAAGTATAACCAAGACCAGTTTCCTTCGGGGTTGCCACAAATCACCGCTGTGGTTCGGGGCAAGAAGGTTTTAGATCCACGCGATGGAACCACAGCATTCAGTCAGAACCCAGCCTTGTGCGTCAACGATTACCTAACTGATGTTCAGTACGGACTGATGGAAAGTTCAACCAGCGTCGATCAGGCACGGCTTATTATTGCGGCCAATGAGTGTGATGAGTCTGTTAACATCACTGGTGGCTCACACCAACGATATAGGTTGGATGGCCTCTTAGATACAGCAAGTTCTCGCAAGGATAACGTCGAAGAGATGCTGACCGCTATGGCTGGCAAGCTCATATATTCCGGCGGCAAGTACATCATTCAGGCTGGTTCTTATGTAACGCCCACCGTCACGATTGATGAGGATAGCATTGTTGGCCCCATAAGCATCCAGACCAAGCAATCACGGCGAACACTTTATAATGGTGTTAAAGGTCTCTTCGTCTCTGAAGATGATAACTATGTGGCCGCAGATTACCCACCACAGATCAGCTCTTCGTTTCAATCCGACGATGGCGATCCCATTTACCTTGATGTGCCGCTACCATTCACAACCAATGATAAGCGGGCACAAAGGCTGGCAAAGCTTGCTTTGCTCAAGTCTCGCCAGCAGACTTCGATCATCATCCCCGTCAATATGGCTGGCCTTAAATTCAAAGCTGGCGACAACATAAAAGTAACAAACGCCAGACTAGGTTATAGCGAGAAGCCTTTTGAGGTTATTGGCTACGGAATTGACCTTGGTACTGACGGTCAGATTATTGTCAACGTGGAGGCCATCGAGACCGCGCCTGAGATTTTTGATTTTAATGTTTCCGATGAGAAAGACTTCACCAGTGCTGGTCAGTTAAATATTTACAATGGCTTAACAACTCAGCCGCCCACCAATCTTCGCGTCAGCGACACCACCTTGGTTGGTAATGACGGGTCAATAATTGCCTCGCTTCTTTTGGAGTGGGATGCAAGTCAGGACGCTTTTGTTGATCGGTATGAGATACAATATCAAAGGTTCTCTCAGATTGACTATGGAAACATCACAGATCAATCAACGGAAACAACAGATTTCGGTTTGATCACAACGGCCCAAGCCACCCTAATTGATTATGGATCTGTTGCCGATACTCCATCCGCTGGCGATCCAGATTATGTTTCTATCTTTGTCGGTGCTGACACAACAAATTATGTTGTGCCGAATGTTGTTCCGGGTCAGCCTTACAGAATTAGAATAAGAGCGATCAATCAGCTTGGCATTAGGTCTGGGTTCTTAAGTGTTCAAGGATATACCGCAGGAGATACCACTGCTCCTGCAATTCCAACAAACCTTGGCGCTACTGGCGGTATCAAATCAATCATCCTGAGTTGGACAAACCCTACTGATGTTGACTTCAACTTCGTTAAGATATTTGAGAACACTATTGACGATTTTTCATCATCAACCCAAATTGCTGTTACATCTTCTGATACCTTCACGAGATTTGGTCTAGATTATAACGAGACAAGATTCTACTGGGTGACGGCTGTTGACTACACTGGGAATGAATCTGGTGAATCCGCGTCTGCATCAGCAACAACACTGTTCGTTGAACCCGGTGACTTTGGACAGGCGGTTGACGACCTATTTACTCAGGCTGGGCTTTATGGCGTTACGCCTGTTGATACACTACCCGCCAGCGGGGACTTTGAAGGACAACTTGTTCTACTTAAAACAGATGTAGAACTATATGAATGGAATGGTTCTGCTTGGGTCACTATCATTGCTGATGTTGCGGATGGCTCTATAACCGCAACAAAGATAGCTAATGGCGCTATTGAAACACCCAAACTTGCGGCAAACGCCGTCACCGCCGCAAAGATTGCCGCCAACACTATTACCGCAGATGAGATTGCGTCCAACACAATAACCACTGGCTTGATACAGGCTGGGGCAATCACGGCTGACAAGGTCAGCTTCACAACGCTGTCTTCTGTGGCCGCACAGATCGGACAGTTTTCTTCTGCGGCTTCAGGTGCTAGACTTGTGATCGAAGATGATAAGCTGTCGGTCTTTGACTCCAGCGGAACCCTGCGGGTGAGAATCGGGAATCTTTCGTAATGTCATTTGGTATGAATCTTTTTACCAGCGATGGTCAGATTGATACGGACGCTCTTCGTGCTGGTCGGCTAATTGATTCACATCGCTTTGTTCAGTCTAAGGGCGCCAGCGGTTCGCACACTATGTCATCTGAATGTTTGGACACTGACTTTATATTTATTGCTGTTAGGGATTCGGAAGGAACACCAGATTATTCCTTCAATAATTCCAGCAAGGTTTTTTCGTTTACTGGATATAACTTTGGAAGCGGAACGTTCATAAGTAGTGGGGACTTCTGGGTTCTGTTCTTGAGGTTCTCATGAGTTACGGTGCTGTCATAAGGAACGGGAGCAACGAAATCATCATTGATAGCGACCACGATTCATTTGCCAAAAATTCTAGCACAACTATGTCCAGCACCCGCGTTGACAACAGCTTCTTTGATCCAGAAGCGTTGTACAGATTCACTCCACCAACACAATCTACTTCATTCCCAGCCTTAATATTCTTACCACTAGCGAATGGTGATAAGGTTGGAATTGATGGCCCATTTGGGGCGTTCTTGAGAAACGACACAAACGGAAGTGCGATAATATGCAACCCTGCATCAAACATATCTTTGCCATCAACTGGTTTTGGAATGAGGATATTCAAATCTGACGGATCTGTTTCTTACAGTTCAGAGATAGAATTAGGTAGAGTTTTTGATAAATCTTCAGCCTCTTTAGATACAATTATAAATTCTGGCAACGTATCAATAACAATAAATTCAAACACGACTCATGTCGCTGTTCAGGTCGGCGGCTATGCGGTGCAACCAGTACAACAACAAAGAAGCGTTGTACAAAACGTAGTTGTGGAGAGAACAGGTGGCACGTCAGCCATCGTTCAAAGAGTAGGTTATTCAATTGGGTTCTTCCCATCCAATGTTGGTGTAGCAACAACCGTACCCACCAACTTCTTATTCGGAAGATTCGTTTGATGAAACATGAACAGTCTGGTAAATTCACAAGGCATTTAGGAGAACATGAATGACCACAGCAGTTCAGCGTAGGCGCGGCACAACCGCAGAACATTCAACCTTCACGGGGTTGCTCGGTGAAATAACGGTCAATACCACCAAAAACACCCTTGTTGTGCATGACGGATCAACCGCTGGTGGATACGAAATCGCCTTGGCTGATGCCAGCAACCTATCTGCGGCTGACCTACTCACAAGCATCAAGACGGTGGACGGAACTGGGTCGGGGCTGGACGCTGATCTTCTGGATGGGAACCAAGCCACCGCATTTGCAACATCGGCCCAAGGCACATTAGCCGATTCTGCCTTGCAGGATGGCGACACAGTCTCATCTCTGACGATTACAACGGCAACAATCAACGGCGGGTCAATCTCTGGCATAACGGATCTTTCCGTGAGTGACGGTGGTACAGGTGCATCAAGCGCATCAGCGGCCAGAACAAATCTTGGCCTTGTCATCGGAACCAACGTGCAAGCATTTGACGCACAGCTTTCCGACATTGCTGGCTTAACACCTTCTGATGGCGGCTTTATTGTTGGCAACAGCACCAATTTCGTTATAGAATCTGGAACTACTGCGCGTACATCTTTGGGACTCGGCACGGCGGCGGTTTTGAATGAGGGGACATCAGCAAACAATCTTGTTCAATTGGACGGTTCAGCAAGGTTGCCAGCCGTTGATGGCTCTCAATTGACAAATCTTCCCGCTAGTGAAGACCCAAACGCTTTGGCTTTCGCAATCGCACTAGGATAAACAAATGGCTAACACCTTCAAAGTAGTAACAGACACAGCAGTAGGCACCAGCCCTGCAACGATCTACACATGTCCATCGGCAACACAGACCACTGTGATCGGATTGACTGTGGCAAACA